ACTCGTATAGACGAGTATGAGAAAATATGAGTACCAAAAGAAGGCCCTCTAGAAATAGAGAGCATCAGTCTGAGTTTAAGGTCGCACATGTGAGGCCTTTGACTATGAATCAAGCCGTTGTACTAGGAAGTACTAAAAATCAGGTACTAAGTGGTTATGCTGGAACAGGTAAAACTTTTCTAGCCTCTAAGTTAGCATATGATTCTATTTTTGAGACAAAAGAGTTTAATAAGCTTATTTACATGAGAAGTGCGGTTCCTACTAGAAACTTAGGTTTCTTGCCGGGAACAGATGCTGAAAAGGTCGCAGTATATGAGGCCCCTTATGCGGATACAGCAACTAAGCTATTTGGTCGAGGTGACTCTTATGATATTCTTAAAAAGAAGGGTATTGTACATTTCACGTCAACTTCTTTTGTTAGAGGTATAAACCTAAATGATGCCGTTATTATTGTAGATGAATGCCAAAATATGACATATCACGAGTTAGACTCTATTATCACTAGATTAGAGGAAAATTGCAGAATCTACTTCTGCGGTGATATGAGGCAGGCGGATCTACAAAAGAACGGACTAGTTGATTTCTACAGAGTATTGGGTGCTATGGATGAGTTTGATTTCGTAGAATTCCAAAAAGATGACATTGTTCGTAGCCAACTGGTTAAGAATTATATTATCAAAAAGGAAGAAATCTTAAACAAAGTGTAAAGGTTAACGCTGGCTAGCTGTCAGCGTTAACTAAAGGAGACGAGGTCTCAGAGAATACTTAATGAAGGCTATTATTAGCAATAAAATTTATATGACGGTGGAGCCTTCCTTGTATAAGACCTTGGACAAAGAGCTCACTTATACAATTCCGTCCTATAACGAGCCAGAGAAGTTTGTAAGTATTAAAAACTTAAAAGTTATAAATTTCAATATAGCTGGCGGTAAGATGCTAGTTGCGTTTCCAGTTGGGCGCATTGATCTTATTCCTAAAAACTTTGAAGTAGTAGATAAACGAGCATTTAATACTATAGAAGACTTTCCCGACTTTAGGTTTCCACTTAGGGCTAGTCAGCAAGAAATCCATGATGACATAGAAGATAACTGTATTATTAACGCTAAGGTAGGCTACGGTAAAACGTTCACGGCCTTAGCTATAGCGGCCAAGCTGAAACAGAAGACTCTAGTAGTTACTCATACTGTTGCTCTGCGTAGTCAGTGGGAAACGGAAGTAGTAAAGACTCTAGGAATTAAGCCTGGGGTTATTGGAAGTGGCAAATTTAACACGGACAGCCATGTAGTAGTGGCTAATATCCAGAGTCTGGTTAAACATATCGGCAGAATCAACAGGGAATTCGGAACTGTTATTCTAGACGAAATGCATCACGTATCTAGCCCTACTTTTTCTAAGATAATTGACGGTATGTTCTCTAGGTATAAGATAGGACTATCTGGTACAATCGAGAGAAAAGATCAAAAGCACGTAGTTTTCAAAGACTACTTTGGCTCTAAGATTTATAAGCCGGACAAAGAAAACACGATGAAACCTATAGTGCACGTCATCGAAGCTGGAATATACTTTCCAGACGGACAAGGCGCAGCATGGGCTGAGAAAATATCAGCATTGATGGAATCATATTTATATAGAGACTTAGTAGTAGCTCTAGCTGATAACTATTCTTCCCAAGGGCACAAGGTCATAGCAGTATCGGAGAGAGTAGATTTTCTAAAATACTGTAGTTCCGTTTCAACGCACCCTTCTGATGTACTAATCGGAGAGGTTAAAGACAGAGATCCTATTATTAAAGGTATTTCTAATGGAACGCTTAGTCAGGTATGGGGCACACAAAGCCTAGTATCTGAGGGTCTATCTATCAATCCGTTGAGTTGTCTAATACTTGGCACCCCACTTAATAATATGCCACTGCTAGAACAGTTGATTGGTCGTATCATTCGTGAGAGCGAAGGTAAACAACAGCCAGTAATAGTTGATATTAAATTAAGCGGAAACACAGTTACTCGCCAGTTCAATAATCGCCTAGGTCATTATATGAAAGAAGGTTACGAAATACGGTGGATAAAATAGTTCTTGACTTTTACCTCGGATTACATTATAATGTTATTATACAACTGGAAGAAGGTACTTAAGTATTCGGGCGGTAGCTCGAAACGTATTATACTGATACTGAAGGCTATGACTCAAGTAGGAATGCCTCGTAATAAGTATGATCCAGTGTATCAATACTACTACACAGACTTTTCGGGGGACAGTTTCCTAGTTAATCCTCATGCTCTGCTTACCAACCGGAATAAGTGGAGAGATAAAGAAATAGCGGACTATATTGGTCTAGCTAGCTTTAGAAATACGGGTGAGTATCTAGCAACTGGAAAAATCACATTAGACTTATCTCATAGCCCCATGGGACAAGACGCTATCAACAACAACAGACTACTTCGTACTGTACGAAATGAAATCCATTTCCTTTACGAAGATTACACAGGAGAAATAAAATGGCAGGTTTAGGATTTGGTTCAGTTAAGGGTTCAGCAGCTAAGAGCAAGGCTGACTCATACAAGATGATTGATGGAGACAACTCAGTTCGTCTCTTTGGTAATATCCTAGCACGTTACGTGTACTGGATTAAGGGTACAAACAACAAGAATCTTCCGTTTGAGTGCCTTGAGTTCAATCGTGAAACTGAAACCTTTGATCGAGCAGAGAAGGATTGGGTAAAGGAATTTTATCCTGATATCAAGTGCGGCTGGTCATACTCAATGATGTGCCTAGATAATGGCGTTCCAAAGATCTTCAACTTTAAGAAGAAGCTCTTTGACCAGATCATGGCTAATATTGAAGACCTTGGTGATCCTACTGACCCAGAAGATGGTTGGGTTCTAAAGTTCAGCAAGAAGAAGACTGGTCCTCTACCAATTAACGTAGAGTACACACTTCAGACTATGAAGTGCTCTAAGTCAAAGGGACCACTAAGCGATGCTGATCGTGAAGCGATTGCTTCTTCAAAGACAATCGAAGAGCTACTTCCACGTGCTACCCCAGCTGCCCAGAAGGAGCTTCTAGAGAAGCTACAGAAGGGTGAAGAGGATACTATCGACGAGTCAGTCGAGGAAGAGCTTAACGTACAGTAAGCAAATTGAACCCGGCTAATGCAAATTAGCCGGGTTTAATTATTCGGAGTAAATATGGATGATTTACATTACTTATACTTAATTACTAGAGATGATGGCGAGAAATATGTTGGAGTAACTATTAACCCACATAAAAGAAAGCAGGAGCACTTTAGTGGCAGGGGTAATAAGCATTTAATTAATAGAATTTTTAATATGGAAATACTAGATACTGGCAGCAGAGAGCACATTTACGGTCTTGAATCTGAGGCAATACGTTCTCATAATTGCTCATTAAACATAGCTCCTGGAGGTAGATTTTCTTTTAATCCAGTTAGAGGTGAACAAAGCCACTTCGCCATATTAAATGAAGAAATAGTATTAGAAATAAAGCAGGCCCTACTACAAAATAGAAATATTAACTACGATGCATTAGCTAAAAAATATAGTGTATCAAGGAATACTATAAGTGGGATTGCTAATAATAGGAACTGGAAACACGTCGGCCCTACTATACCTAAACGTACTGGAATTATAAACAATGAAGGGTTTATTAGCACAGTAAAAAAGTTATGGCTTGAAGACAGACTAACAATAGGACAGATAGCTGGTCTGACCGGAAAAGGTAGAGGTACTATATCTAGGATTGTTAGTAAGTTTAACAAGAAAGCTATAGGAATATTAGGAGAGCTACAAGTATGATACTATTTACCGCTGATTGGCATATATGCCTTAGACAGAAGAATATTCCCAGAGAGTGGTCAGTGAATCGGTACAGGTCTTTTTTCAGACAAGTACATGATATTGAAGCAGATACACATATCATTGGGGGGGATTTATTTGATAGAATGCCATCGTTAGAAGAACTTGATCTTTACTTTGAGTTTATAAAAGAAGTTAAGATTAAAACTATGATATACACAGGGAATCATGAATCTACAAAAAAGGAAAAGAGCTTCTTTACGTACCTAAAAGGAGTAACGGAAAGACTCAATCCTTTAGTAGAAGTGGTTGTTGATTATATTTATGAGAGTGATTTTAATATTGTCCCATATGAGTATATCAAGAAGAAAGAAGTATGGGAAAAACTAAAACCACTCCCTACGTTTACACATGTCAGAGGAGAGATTCCACCACATGTTAAGTCAGAGATTGATTTACATTGGCTAGATAAGTTTCCAGTAGTTTTTGCAGGAGACTTACACTCTCATTCTAATACACAACGCAACATTGTATACCCGGGTAGTCCTATGACTACGAGTTTTCATAGATCTAGAGTAGAAACTGGCTACCTGCTTATTGACTCAGACTGGAGTTGGAGTTGGAAGCCTTTTGATCTGCCACAACTTATTCGTAAAACAGTATCTAATCCTGCTGATATGCTTCCTACAGAATACGATCTTACTATTTATGAGTTGGAAGGTAATATCAAGGACTTAAGTAAAGTAGAGCACTCTGACTTACTTGATAAAAAGATTGTTCGTAGGTCTTCAGATACAACACTAATTCTTGATAAAAAATTAACAATTAGTGAAGAGTTAGTTGAATATCTTAGATATATTCAAGAGCTGTCAGATAACGAAATAGAATCAATTTTAGGAGTATTTCATGAGTACCATAAAACTACGCAGACTTGAGTGGTCAAAATGCTTTAGTTTTGGTGTAACTAACTATATTCAGTTAGATGAAGCGCCACTTACACAAATTATTGCACCAAATGGATACGGTAAAAGCTCTATTCCTCTTATAATGGAAGAGTCTTTGTTTAATAAGAATAGTAAAGGAATCAAAAAAGCTGATATTCCTAATCGTCTTTTAGATGGCGGATATGATATTAGACATGTATTTTCTGTAGACTCAGACGAATATGAAGTAATAACTGAGCGCAAAAGTGGCATCAAAATTAAGCTTCTAAAAAACCGAGAAGATATTAGTAGTCATACAGCAACTAATACTTTTAAGCAAATAGAGGAATTAATTGGGTTGGACTTTAAAACTTTCCAACAGTTAGTATATCAATCAACAAGTAGTAGTTTAGAATTTTTGATGGCCACTGATGGCCAGAGAAAAACTTTTCTTGTCAATCTTTTTGACTTGGAGCATTATACGGAATTATTTGAGGTTTTTAAAAGGGCCACTAAATCTTTAACTACTGAAACAAGCTCGTTAGACGGACGCCTAGATACTATCAAAAAGTGGATAGCCAGTAACTCTTCAATGAGTTTGGAGCGTTTCGCTTTTGTTGAAATTCCAGATCGTCCTGATTTCAGTACAGAAATGGGGGATTTAAACTCAGAACTTTCAAATATAAAATCTCGCAATTCTGCGATTCAAAAGAATAATCTATTGAAAAAGCAGCTAGACGAGATTGATATTTATGAGCTTAGATCAGCTGACCTTGTTAAGGAGTCTTATGATGAACTTCAGGGGCAAGTCGGTGAGCTGAAGTCAGCAAAGGCAGCAGCCGATGCCGTACTTAAGAAGCTAAAAGGTCTAGAGGATAAGTGCCCTACATGTCTACAGGATATTGATCGTACATTCTACGAGGATCTTCTAGTAGACAATACTTCTACTTCAGCATATAAGGGCGGGCGTATCAGTCTGCTAGAGTCTGAGATAGAACGAATCAAAAAGAATAATCGTCTATTCGATACGACACAGGAGCAAATTCGTGAATGGGAAGATATTAGTTCCCGTATTGATAGTTCTCTTCCCAATAACAAGCTTAACGCTAATGACATTGAAGAAGAACTATCCAGCATTAAAGAAACGCTGGCAACAGCGGAAGCAGAAATAGCTGCCGCTACAAAAGCGAATAACGAGGCTATGCGCCACAATAGCAAGGTAGATATCTATCTTGAGCAAAATGAAGCATATGCTTTAGAGCTTAAAGAAACTCAAAATGAACTGAATGATTTAGTAGATAAACTTAAGAATTTAGAAGTTCTAAAGAAGGCGTTTGGCACTAATGGTCTTATTGCTTATAAACTAGAGAATCTGGTTAAAGATTTGGAAGTTTATACTAATGAATATCTTGCTGATCTTTCTGAAGGTAGATTTACTCTTGAATTTCGTATATCTAGTGATAAGCTTAATGTTATTGTCACAGATGAAGGTAGAGAGATAAATATTACCGCCCCGTCTAGTGGCGAATTGGCTCGTATCAATATTAGTACCCTTTTGGCTATAAGAAAGCTAATGGTGGGTATTAGTAAAAATACTTTAAATGTTCTATTCTTAGATGAGGTTATTAGCGTTCTCGACGATGATGGCCGAGAAAAGTTAGTAGAAGTTTTACTACAAGAAGAAGGATTAAATACCTTTTTAGTCTCTCATTCATGGACACATCCGTTACTAAATAAGTTAGTCCTAAATAAAGAGGACGGCATTAGCTGGATTGATCGTGGTTAATCCTAGAGCCAAAGGTGCTATAGGAGAAAATAAAGTTAAGGAGTTCTTAGATTCTAGGACTCCTTATACTTTTGAGCGTACTCCGGGATCAGGTAGTGGTAAAATAAAGGGCGATTTACATATACCAGGTTATCGTAATGTATTCTGCATAGAAGTAAAAAACTATGCTGAAAGTCCATTTAATGACAAAATTTTAACAAGCAAAACAAACGATTTCGTACAGTGGTGGACTAAACTTCAGATGCAATCTGGTAGCATGAAACCCCTACTGTTTTTTAGATATAATCGTTCAAAGCTATTTGTAACAACTAGTATTAAACCGACTAATGTTAAAAAGTATATTGACATTCATTGGTTGAATTGCTATACTTTACTTGCAGACGAATGGATAGAGAAAGAACAAATTGTTTGGATACTTTCTTCAGGACAGAAATGAAAAAACGCACAAATGAAGAGTATGTAGAACTACTAAAGCTTTCCAATAAGTTTAAATCCCTACAAGAATATCAAACAGCTACAAAACCGATTCTGCACAAATGTTTAAAGTGTAAATATGAGTGGTCTGTTAGACCACAACAGCTTCTAAGACCTAATAGTGGCTGCCCATCTTGTACTAGTTGGAAAAATAGTCAAGCTAAGGTTAATGAAGTATTAAATAGTGCTGGATTAGAAGCTTTAACTATATATACTGGCTCTTTAGACCCAATCACGTTAAAACATTTAAAGTGTGGTAATGTATGGACTACAAAGTATAGTTATATTCAACAAGGGTCAGGTTGTCCTTCCTGTAATATTGGATTTGGATATAAATCTAAAGATAATCTACCTGAAGTAGCCTTTCTATACGTATTAAATATAATCACATACGATAGTGAGCATTTCTTAAAAGTAGGAATTACTAGTCAGCAGTTAAATAAACGAATTAACAGCATTTCTTCGGAAATAGGTGAACATCTACTTTTGATAAAACCTATTTTAGTAGTTAAAGGCTCTGGTGAAAATATCTTAAAACTTGAGAAAAGTATACACGCCAATAAAGACATAGTCCAATTTCTATCTAAACATAAGTTTGATGGATACACAGAGACTAAAAGATTTGAACATAAGAGTACAATAGAAAATATAATAAAAGGAGATAATAATGTCGAAGTCATTCTCACGTCCTGATAATAGGAAGCCAGAGAACCTACTGATTGTAGACACAATGAATTATGCCTTTAGATTTAAACATACTGGGTCAACAAAATTTGCCCAAGATTTTTTAGGGCAAATTCTATCATTGGCCGCATCTTATGATGCTGGGACCATTATTGCCGCCGCAGATTGGGGTGGGTCCACTTATCGCAAGGAAATCTATCCCGATTATAAGGCAAATCGTAAGGAGCTTGTAGAAAAGCAAACTCCAGAAGAGAAAGAACAATCTCGTCAGTTTTTCAATGAGTACGAACGTACTCTAGAAGTTTTAGACGAACACAAAGACATTAAAGTCTTTAGGTACAAAGGAGTAGAGGCCGATGACATTGCAGCGTATATTTGCTCGCGTTTACATGACTATGGCTTTAATCAAGCTTGGCTTATCAGTTCTGATCGTGACTGGGATCTTCTTATTAACGAGTATGTTTCTCGTTTTTCTTATGTTACTCGAAAAGAGCACACGCTTGACACGTGGGACTATCCGGTTACTCCAGAACAGTACATTTCTTACAAAGTACTTACGGGCGACTCTGGAGATAATATTCCTGGTATTCCTGGTGTTGGCCCTAAGCGTGCCGCAGCTCTTATCGAGCAGTATGGTAGTGCTCTGGATATTCACGACGCTCTGCCTCTGCCTGGGAAGCAAAAATTTATACAAGCACTAAATGAAAGTGCTGGATTAATACCACTAAACTACGAACTAATGGATCTAGTAAGTTTCTGTCAAGAAGCTATTGGGTACGATAATGTTCAAGATATAGGCCGTCGATTGGCTTTTGGAGAATAAAATATATGGTAAGCACACGCGCACAGATTATAACACGACGTACATACAACAGGCCTAAGAATGAGGCTGGGACCGAGTTTGAAACTTGGGCTGAAACAGTAGCCCGAGTTATTGACCACCAAGAGTGGCTTTGGACCCGAGCAGTAAATGGGCGAGAGCTTACAGATGTAGAATACGCAGAACTCTATGATCTAGAACGACTTATGCTTGAGCGTAAAATTTCAATGTCAGGTCGCACACTATGGCTAGGAGGTACTACTGTTGCCAAGCATCGTGAGGCAAGTCAATTTAACTGTAGCTTTACTGAGGTTGAGACTGCATATGACGTAGTTGACTGTCTATGGCTACTACTACAAGGATGTGGAGTAGGATTTAAACCAGTAATTGGAACGCTAAATGGTTTTTCAAAACCCATTCAGAATATCGAAGTAGTTCGCAGTGTACGTACAGAGAAGGGTGGCAAGTCATACAATGAAGAATTCTGGGATGATGAGTCCAAGACATGGACAATCAAAGTTGGTGATAGCGCCGAAGCATGGGCCAAGTCAATTGGAAAGTTACTTGCTGGTAAGTACCCGGCCAGAACACTGGTACTGGACTTCTCGGAACTACGTCCTGCAGGGGAACGACTAAAGGGTTACGGCTGGATTAGCAGTGGTGATCGTGCTATCTCTAAAGCATATGTAGCTATTGCAAAGATTCTAAATGGTCGTGCTGACTCACTACTAACTAGAATGGATATTTTAGATATCGTAAACTGGCTAGGAACAATTCTTAGTTCACGTCGTTCTGCCGAGATCGCACTCTTTGAGTATGGTCAGCCAGAGTGGGAGGAGTTTGCTATAGCGAAGAAGGATTTCTGGCTTTACGATAATGAGCATCGCACACAGTCAAATAACAGTCTAGTTTTTAATGATAAGCCAACATATGCCGAACTAGCAAGTATCTTCCAGCTAATGCAGGATGCTGGTGGTTCAGAGCCGGGCTTTATTAATGCTGTTGAAGCTCGTCGTCGTGCACCTTGGTTTAAGGGATGCAATCCTTGTGTGGAGATTCTACTAGGAAATAAAAGCTTCTGCAACCTAACTGAGATTGACATTGGAAAGTTTAAGGGAGATACAGCTGGACTACACTACGCTGTTCGACTCGCAGCAAGAGCTAATTACCGCCAAACTTGTGTCAACCTTAGAGACGGAATTCTACAAGAAGCTTGGCATCTTAATAACTACTTCCTCAGACTTTGTGGTGTTGGTCTCACCGGTATCGCAAAGCGTCCCGATATGGACTCATATGCATATGAGTACTTAAGCCGTACTGCTACAGCTAGTGCTGTTTCAATGGCTGAAGAGTTTGGTCTTCCTTACCCAAAGAACGTTACTTGTGTTAAGCCAAGTGGAACTCTTTCGAAGATCATGGATACCACTGAGGGCGTGCATAAGCCACTAGGTAAGTACCTTTTCAACAATGTTACATTTAGCAAATATGACCCTATCATTGATAAGCTTCGTGCAGCTAACTATAAAGTTGTGAATCATCCTACGGATGACGACGGTGTACTAGTAACATTTCCAGTAGCGTATGAAGATGTTCCATTTGATAACTTCAATGGAATGGAGGTAAACTTAGAGTCTGCTATTACGCAGCTTGAGCGTTATAAGCTTCTACAGACTAGCTGGACTCAGCAGAATACTTCTGTAACAATTAGCTATGATCCAACAGAAATTGAAGATATTATTAATTGGCTACTAGCTAACTGGGATATCTATGTTGGAGTAAGCTTCTTGTACCGTAATGATCCAACAAAGACTGCTAAAGATCTTGGTTATCTATATCTTCCACAGGAAGTTATCACTAAAGAAACTCATGATAAGTATGTTGCTACTCTACTTCCAGTAGACTTTAACGATACTGAGTCATTTGATGAACTAGACGAACAGGGCTGCTCCATAGGCGCCTGTCCAATTAAGTAAAGAAAAAGCCCCGCTAGAGCAATCTAGCGGGGCTATTTTTATGGTTTAGGTAGTCTATCTTTTATTTCTTTGATAGTAGCTTTCCAAGCGTCATACCCTTGGTGGTATAAAATATCAAGTTGATCTTCTACACTAGGGTATTCCTCTTGTCTACGTAGTACATAATCAACTTCAATTTTGATTTTCATACTTGAGTTACCTCCACATTTTTTTCTTGATAAGGAAAACTTGATAAATATACTTTATAAGTACCTGGTAAGCTGAAACTAAGTTCAGCGCTTCCATCCGTTACTGTATATGAGTTACTATTTGTTATTACTGTAGTAGGTATCGGAAGATTATCTATTGTGGTTCCTGAGATACGTTCGGAGAACGTTGGTCTTGGTGTTACAGTTTGATTTACTATATAAAATTCTGTATCGTTTACTGAATCATGCATTATATAATCACTATAATCATCAATTTGTAGTTGTATAATGTTCTCTGGGCAATCTATTAATTTTAAAATTTGTCCTGATAGTTTATCATAAACTAAGTATTTCATTAACGTTCTTTATCCTTATTTCTTAGCTTCTAAAGCAAGTAATGATCTATTGGCAGTTACTGCTCCTGATCCAGTACCTAATGGAGACACTTTTATTGTGTACGTATATGTTCCTGCGCCCGGAGAGTCAGATAAACTTGAAGAGTTAATTGGCTCTATTGAACCGGCAGTATTAGCCCACACTCTAGCAGTATATAATAACGTAGTTCCCCTATAAAAATTTATATTAAAAAAAGAACCTATTCCAGTAGTTGTCTTTATTTGTATAGAAAATATTACAAATATAGTAGCACCAGTAGTAGTAACACTTAAACTTTGTACTGTAGTTTCTGTAGCATCTGGACAACTTATATTACTAGTCGTAAAAGCGCTACTTGGTACAGTAACAGCATTATTAGCAATTTGAACCGTATTAACACCACTATCAGAAATTTTTAAACTACCGGACACATCCGCAGATAAAGTCACACCGTCTAATATTAGTTTTGTTGCAGTAACGGATCCTAGTACTAATAAATTTCCGTCTATAACTTGAGCAACTACTGTCCACGTAGTACCATTCCAATATTTAGTTGCTGCAAAACCTGCCGTACTACTGCTTATAGTTACTACATCGAGAGTTACTTTAGTAAAGCCTGCTGTAGTAATTGCAGCATCAGCAGCAGCATCAGTCCAAGAAGTTCCTGAAGCATAAAAAGCTTTTGATCCTCTAGTACCTGCTATACCGTCTGCTCCCACAATTTTTGACCAAGTATAATCCGCTTGAACTGTAGTTTCATTTGTGTTTGATTTGTTATATGCTACACCCAACCATTGCCTAGTACCCGCGGAAGTTGTGCTAATATTAGTTATGGTTACACCATTATCAACACTATCACCATATACAATCCAAGTAAAATTACCTTGTGACCCAACATACTCCCACCAAGTATTAAATACTACTGGTAAAGTGGGTGGAGCATGTATATTACCTGGGGAAAAGTTAGCAGTTGCACATCTCCATACTACCCCTTGGTTAATAACTGTGGTACCAACAGTATAACTGCCGGTACTCACATAATCATTAGAATTTTTTATTATTGCATTAAAAGTAGTATTCCCAAAGTCAGATAAACTCTTTCCTGGAGTAGCTAATGTAGAAGTAAAATCTGAGTAATATGTAGTCATTGAACAACCTTATATCTTATCCAATAGTACATAGATGTACTACCTCCTGTGTTTGCATCCGGAACAAATTTATCATTATAACTTTGAGTACCACTTACTGCTAATACAGTATCTGTTAAAGTAGCAGATGCAAGAGTATTAGTAGCTGACCTCCATATTTCTACATAAGTATTAGACATACTAATATCAGTACCATTGGTCCAAGTTAAAATTATTTGGTTATATTTATCAGTAGAGACAATTAAAGTACCGGGATTTTTACCTGGTTCATACCCTACTGCTGTACCAGAATTAGTTGTAGCCGATGTAGTTGATCCTGCTGCTTTACGAATATTAGATAGTGAATAAAAACTGTCATCATATTCTTTAGCAACAATATCTACTAGCCCATCCGGCTGATAATTTACAGATTCAATCCTGAACTTCTTTCCAGGACTACCCCAATTATATCTAGGGTATAGTACTTGTATAACAGTGCCTGCTAATAGTAGCAGCCCATGATACCTAATAGTCATACTAATAGATAAACCAAAGCGTGACTTATTAAGAAAACTATCGGCTAACAATCTAGTATTATAATAATTAGTTATTCCTGCAATAGATAGATTACCTTTCTTTGGTACGTTTCTATCGGCCTTTAAATAATCAGAGTTAAAGAAACTTACATTTCTTGGCTCAAATTTATTTGCAGGATCAGCAAATGCTGCTGTTAATGAGTTAAACGCAGACCTTGTACCCTCATCAGAAAGCTGAATTTTACCAATAATATCATCGGTAGTAATAGTTCTAATATCAGTAGTATCAATTATACCAGCGGCTTCCTCTACATCTAAGTAGTATTTACCTGCTGTGTATCTAAGAATACCGTTGAAATGGTCTAATAAACTATTGATGTTATCAAATAAAGGAACGGAAGTATCTAAAGTTAAATTAGTTTGGTTTTTTGTAACATAACGCTGTGCATGTTCGTCCCAACCAGATAGTCTCCAATAGTTGATGTCATCTGCATCATATAATGAATAACCAGAGTTTTTATTACCATTTTTCCATGTTTGAATTGGGTTACCATCAGCTACGGCTGCAGGTAAAGTAATTGTAGAAGAAGAACCTGTTGCTCCACTTACTTTAGTAAGTGTAATAGTAGTTATTAAACTAACTCCAGAACTTCCAGAGGTAGGCTCAGTAGTTATTACTCCAGCAGTAGTTACTGTAAAAAACTGATAAGATGAGTTATATATAATATCTCCCACTTTCCAAGACTTCCATGAGTTCCATTTATTAGTAAGTTTACCAATATTATTAGTAAAAGTGGTTAAGTACTTATTTGATCCATTGGCAAATACAGTAGATGTTGGTCCTGTAGTAGTACCTTGCCAAATTATATTACCACTAACTATATATGTATACTTATCTCCTACAGATACTGTAGGAAGAGCAGATGATAATATTGTTATATCTGATCTAGTATCACATTTTCTAGCTGCCTCCATCCAAGATGGAAGATCCATATCTTTATAAGGGTTTAGTCCTCTACCATATGTTTTTGAGGTTATATAATCAAGTAACTGTACTGCTGGATTAATACTCACTCTTCCATCCGCATATTTAGGATAAATTCTAACAGCATCTGTAGCTTGTGGTATAAAATCCCAAATAGTATCTATAGTTACAATTCTATTAGTACCATTGTAACCTAAAATTTCAGCTGTTTGTACAAGACTCTTACCTGTTACAGAGTTATACCTTGTTATTTCTATTAAATAATTTTTATAGTAATCATCTACAGAAGAAGCAGAAGTAGGAAGTTTAACAGTATTTTTAGAGGCTAATATTACATTAGATAGTGCAGAGGCCTCACTACTATAGTCAGAATAAGTATATCCAGTTGTAATAGTAGTACTTGTAATTGCACTTCCTACAAATATAGCGTAAGGAAATAAGTTACCGTTACTAACTGGCGTATAATCATTATTTAAAACCTGAAATTTGGCTGTTGTATTAATAGGGTCATTTTCAATTGTTAAACTAGTATTTGTAGTATAATTAATAGCTAGTTTACCCGATGAAGTAGAAAAACTAGTTATATTAGAAGCTATTGTCGCAGCTACAAGTTTTCTATTTGCTGAGTCAGAGTACTCTGCGCCAAATATATTATAATTATATGTGAGCATAGTCCACTTGTTACCAGACGTATCTTTCATATAAAAACTTGTTATAGTTGGTTTACCATTTATGTACCCTAAGTCTGGTGCAGTATCATATATAAATCTAATATTGCTGGTTCCATCTGGGTTCATAAAGGTCCACTTATCAATAATCTGTACTGAACTATCTATCTGTGTATTGGTATCAGTTCTCCATAAAGTAACAGTTTCCCCTAAAGTAAAGTTGTCAGCCGATTCAGTTGTTTGTTTGGCGTCATGTAAATAACTATAATCATAATTATAACAGTCTAATACCTTACCTCTAACAACAAGTTTAATTTCTGGAATTGTTGTATCACCTTCGACTATCTTATATGTACCTACTATATAGGCAGTATCAGCTAGCTTATGGTTTGGTCCCCAATACTCTGAAGTATCATTTCCCGTCCAATAATTTTTTTGTACTCTAAAATTTTTTGCATATGCCACATCACATAATGCTGTTGATGCTTTCTGTCCAGGCTTTCCTGTGAATACATCGAGAGTAAAATTATGTGGCGTTTTTAATGATATAGATTCTCCGTCTATAATCCCATAAGTACTAGCAGTAGATAATGTAGAAGGCGCAAGATACGTATTCGAAAACCACTCACTTATATAATTAAAGTTATATTTATTAAGTGAAATTCCCTCGCCAGTACCAGTATAAAAAGCCCTAGGTAAATTACTAATGGAAGAAGACCCTTTTAGTACTTCACCGCCGTCAGATCGGCCAATACAGCTAAGCTGAATTGAAGCATTTTGATCTGCGGTTCTTACTACTCCAGCAGCTCTAGTATCATAATCAGACTTATCATTACAAATTAAACTTAGGCCATCTATATAAAGGTCATAAATGCCACCAATTTCTCCCTCACTTAATGCTATAGCAGCATATACAGTTGAGCTATCATCATTTAGTGTATCGGCAAAGATTGGAATACCTTCTGCAATTCGTACTCCATAAATAATTGGAATGGCTTTAGCGTTTAACTGAAAATCAAGTACTGTATTTCTATCTTCTGGTACCATTTGCTTTTTAGTTTTTACACTAGCACCAATACCTAGGAATCCTTTTTTGGAACTTACATCTATCTTTTCTACTTGTACAGTATATTTTGATAGTAACTTAATAGATAATTCAGCGTGGTTAAACCCCTTATCATAAGCATACTCGGGTTTAAGTGCTGACTGTGGCTGCGGTATACCATTGGCATCTAAAGCTCTATGAGCAGAATCTGCTGTTATTCTACCTTTTACTTGAGCAAAATCTCCCCAGTGGCTTGATAACCCCCAGGTAACTTTAATTGCTGGCTCAGAATCCTCAAAAGATACATTCTGAATTATACCTTTAAATAGTGGTACAGGATAGCCTACCATTACACCTTCTTGAAAATATGCTCTATAAATATAAACTTCTCTATTAATAAAAGAAGAATAATTTGCATCATTTTTATCAAGTAGAATACTAATAATTTCCTCTGAAGCGAGTTCAAAGGTACAATTGGCTATAGTTCCAGCAGTAAGAGCATCATCAATTTTAGTAACTCTTAACACATTATTCGATCTAAAAGATTGTATATTTACTTTTAAACCACCAACTGTTACTTTATCTCCTTCTCTAAATCCTGCAGATAAAAAATCATCTGTAGAAGTCACTTGAAGATCATATACTCCAGTACTTGGTGAAGTGATAGTTACGTTAGTTATAAGATTTGCACCAAGAGCATTACCATCAAGCACTACACTAGTATTTGATGTAGTAGCTTTTGTTTGTTCTTGTATAGCGCCCACACTTAAAACTTTATTTGCTAAGTATGTTTGAGTGCCATTTGCTACACCTTGTAGATCAGTACTACTATCATCAAAGTTAACATTTATACTAGCATCTGTTAGATAAGTGTAACGCTGATATGCAGTAGATACTAGGCCAGATAGTGAGTCTGGTCTAGATGGTCTTTCGAACTTAATGAGATGAGCATATTGAAATGGCTCATTATTTACTAACATTGTTTTTAATGTAGAATCAAGTGGTCTTTCGGTTATACTCATGGTTGTATTTCTTCCAATGATAAGGAGAATTGATATAGATTATCTGTATCAAGATCGTATTCTAGAGTATCTCCTTTTTGAATTACTCTGAACTTAGGATTGATGAATACAAGTTCAGCTCCTGCCGCTATGTTTCTAGCAATAGGTGGGTGAGTATGAATTCTAAGTCTACCTGTAGTTACTGCTGCCTGATAGGTAGTAGGAGTCTCTATTCTAATTACCTTATAAGCTTTTTTATGGTTTGTATCAGTTGTGTCATTAATAGTAAAAAAGTCACCCAGACTAGGTGTACCTAGTATAGCAGTTGAGGCGCTAGTACTAATATTTATGGCTTTTATATCTATTTTACTAGTTCCTGCTGCTACAGCAGATACTGTATTAATGGTTTTTACTTGGGGCTCTCCTATAAAAGTATAAAAAGTAGAATCTTTGGGAATTCTATGCTGAGGTAAAATAACATAGAAAGGATTAAGTCTTCCACGACGACTTTCAAGAAATGCTCCAATAACATCAAAATCATCACGAGTCATTGGATTATAACTAATATCAAAAGCCCAGTTATGATAAGAAGGAGAAGCAGTCACGCCCCTCCCACTTATTGTTCTAGACACTTGTGTCTGATTATTAGAAGCAAACTTAATTTTAGCAAAACCTGGTCCGGCAGTACCGGAGCTATCACTAGCTCCGGCACTGTTTATTTTATTATTCGGATCTGGTAAAAGATCTGAAAAGCTTGTAAACGTTACCATTAAAGTTTCCCTACACTTGGTCTTGTGTAAACATTAACGTTTACATCTTCCATGAATGTCTTGCCTGAAGCATTAGCAGCTTCTCTAAGCATTTTAATTATATTCCCTTTTTGACTCACAAGAATGTCTTGAACACCGTGTGAGTCTAAAGCGTGTATTGAGACATTAGCATTGATTGGTGCGGCCCCTTGAATATCATTTGCTGGCGTTACTGAGATTGGAGTATCTGGGGTAATAACCTCAGGTCCCTTCTCACCAACAACGAATCCACGGTTTCCATAACCTCTCATAAGATCGCCACCATAGGCGGAGCCTACTGTGCGATAGTTTGAGGCATTTGAGCCCTGTCCTTGTGAACCTCTTAAGTAGCCAGCTTCTCCGCCTGCGTTAGCATTTGGTCCTTTAGCTAGGTCTACTGTATCTCCGCGCTTGCCAATGTTTAGGTTTGTTGGCATAGTTACTGCTTTTGGTGACATAGCGCTTTCATACTGTGTTCCCGCAATGATAGCAATTTGTGCTAATCCCATAGCGCCTATAACACCGGCCACTATTGGACCTGCGATGGGGCCTAACTGACCTAGAGCCATAGCTATTGCTGCGGCAGTACTTACTACTGCTTGTGCCATCATTAATTTCTTTTGAGTATTGAAAGATTTGCGAGCTGTATCATCTTTCTTTTTCTGTAGCTCATTTAACTTAGCAACACTTTGTGCAGATTTACCATCACGCTTTTCTTCTGCTGCTATTTCTTTATCTATATTAGCTATTTTAGCGTCAGAAGTAGCTTTTAATATTGCTGATACTGCTGATATTCCTGCAGATACTATTTGTAATGCTGCTACTGTAATACTACCACCCTCTTGTATAGATTTAAATGAATCTATAAATGATGCACCTATATTTTGTGCTGATTCAGCAATGGCTAAAACTAGCTCACCTTGTGGTCCCAGCTCTTGAAAGCCTACTTTTACCTGCTCAATATATTTACTCATTTCTTCTAGTACTGTAGTTGATACTCCTTCTATAGAAGTTTCGGATCTATTTGATTTTTCTCTGACTTTTTGTCTTTCCTCCATATTAGCAGCTCTAGTCATAAAACTATCTTTTACAAGAGGCCCAGAAGTCATAGCTTCTTCTAATCTAATTGCAGCCGTTTGAGTACCTTTATCTAATGCGTCTTTAAGTGCCTGAGGAACTTTATTTAATGAATCCTCAGTAACTTTGCCCCACTCTGTTACTAATTCTCCCAAGTACCCTTCTTGTACACCAAACCCAAAAACAGTTTCTTTTAACTGATTCCTTAATTTAGTAGCAGCAATAACTGCCGGGTCATCATTAGCACTTTTTGCAGCTTCATTTACAATTTCACCATTAATAAATGTGGCAGCATGCCCAGAATGTTTTGAAGCAGATTCATTAGCTTTTTCACGTGCAATTTTTAAAGCATCTTCTGCGGCTGTTAATTTTTCATTAGTTTTTTCTTTTAAAGCAGCTAAATTTATTTTGTTTGTTTGTAAATCTAATAAAGATTGCTCTCTTTTACCTTTTAATAATAAAAATTCTAAGTCTATTTGAGCTTTTTTAATCTCAGCTTCTGATACTGCTAAGTTATAAGTGTCTTGTGCTGTTTTAATAGCTTTTAGTTGTTGTGTAGCTTCTGTATCAGTAACTCCTTTTTTCTTAGCATTTAAATCTATTTGAGCCTCATATAAACTTCTATTTGATTCTACTTGTGCTTGAATAGATTCAAATATTTTTTGATTATAAGTTAATATATCTTGCTTTTTAGCTATTAAATCATCTTCATCTTTTATAGCAATTTTATTTAACACTTCTAAATCGCTTTGAGATTCTATTAAATTTTGCTGTGATGCATTTTTATTGGCTTCTAGTTCTAATATTTTATTATAATAGTTAACTTGATCTTTTAACCCTTTATTTATGGCTAAATCTCTATCTAGAGTTAGACTTTGTTTCCTGAAAGAATATTCCTTTCTTTGGGCATCCATTCTAGCAGCAGCGTTCTCTTTTATAGTGAGAAGTTCATTTTTTAAAGAATTTCCGCCATCTGATATTATTTCTGTTATTTGCCTTTCTAGTTGTAAGCGCTCTTTATCCGCATCTACTGTAGCTTTCGATAACTCATACTTTTCCTTAGCAACAACTAAATCTTGTTTAGCAGCTGCTGTATTTTTTTCTGCTGCTGTAAACATCTGCATAGAAGATGCTGCAATACTGTTACTAACTGCTGCTGCTCCAGCTTTTAAAGTAGCTTGTGCTTGTTCTGCGTTTTTCCTAGCTCTAGCTAAATCTTCTTCTGATTTTCTTTGATCTTTAGGCTTTATTAATTCTGTTTCTTGAGCACCTAATTGTATTGCTCTTGGTGACCCTGCCTCTCCCTTAGCTATTAATGCAGATTTTTCTTGTCGAATTAATGAAAGTAATGAAGCTTGGGCTAAGTCATCCTGTTCTATATGTTGTTTCTTTAGAATTTCTAATAATGCTTGTTGTGCCTCAATTTCTTGAATAGTTATATTAAGTTTATCTATATCTAATTTAATGAAAGATAGCTTAACTTTTTCTTGGGCTTGTTGTGCAGCTAATACAGCATTTTGAGCATCCATTTGTCTTTTAACATCTGCACCTGTCACTGTACCCTGTCTCTGAATAACAGATAATCTAGCTTGTGCTAAAGTAACTTGTGATTGAGCTAAGATTGTTTGTTGTTGTGCTGAAGCTAATAAGTCTGTATAAGCATCTACTTGTTTAGGAATTTGCTGACCTAAATATTTTTCATATGTAGCCCTCTGTTCTGTGGCTTCTTTAAGTTGATTTTCTAAAGCTACTGTATTTTGTTTCTTACTTTTTGCTTCCTCTAAGTCTCTATTAATTCTATTAATTTGTACCCCTACAGCATTATAAGAGGTTAATGTTGATTGAGCGCCTGCATCTAATGCAGTAGCTATACCTGGTCCAATTTGAGTTATAATCTTTTGGAAACTACCAGTAAAATCTTTTGAAGCCGCACCTTCCCTAGAAGACATTAACTTATTTAGTTCTCCCATAGAGTTACTAAGAGCCTGAAAATTAGTTAAAACATTGTCAAATGGAGTAGTAGGCTTTAGGGACTTCAAAAAATCAACTTGTGCATTTTCAGCGCTTTTTAAAGCTTCCGTAAATTCTGAAAGTTTATCCCGTACAGGTGAGTATTCTGCTTTAACAAGTTTTAAAGCATTAGTTAAAAGTTGAATTTTTTCTCCCTGAGTTTTAGCACCTTTAGCTGCCTCAAAAAATCCTTTAGCTAATTCTGGACTTAATTGATTTAATTCATCAGCAGTTTTAATTGCTTTAATACCTTCTTCGTTCCAACTACCAAGTCCCATAGCTCCTATAGTAAGAGTATTGGAAAATGTATCAATAGCTTTTGAATCAAAAGATACACCAGCGGTTGTTGCTATACTTTCTTTCTTATTAATTTCTTTAATTCTATTTTGGGCTACTTCAGGTATAGCTAACCTTTTTTCAGTTTCTGTCATAGAACCTGCTAAAGGAGTAGTTTTTAGGGATGCTCGTGCTGCGGCTGCTTTAAGCTCATTATCTGCCGCTAACTTGGTTGCCTCACTAACTTTAATATATGCATCTGCTAGCTCTATTAAAGAGTTAATTTTTATTTCTGCTATTCTTGCATACTTTGATCCTTCTTGAATATCGAGACCAGTTACTCTAGTTACTTCTTTTATATGGTCTACTGTACTGTCCAGTACGGCCCCTAAATCTTCTAGCGCTTTTTTCTTTGTTTTTTCTGCTTCCGTAACAAAAAATTTATCATAAAGTAGTTCAGCAGCCGAAGCTAGTAGTGTTAGTATACCAACCCAAGGCAAGATTGTCATAAAAATAGTACCAAGACCTTGCACACTTAATTTTAACCCATATAAAGCTACTTTTGCAGTATTTGCTACTGGAGCTATTAAAGCAAATACGGGTATAGACTTACCCATGGCAGATGCAGTAGCTAACGTAGCTAGTTTAGTTGCATTTAATTCATTTCGATAAGCAACTATACTTTGAATTCCTGCAGTAAATGCCTTTGGTATAGTAGTAAATCCGCCGGCAGCCTCTAATGATGTTGCTGCACGAGCTTGCTTAGTTGTTGCATACTGCGCCGCGGAAGCTCTTTCTGATCTAGCTATATTTGAAAATTGGCGTTTAGCAGCATATGTTTGTGCTGCAGCTAGTTCTTTCTCACTTGCTATTCTTAACTCATTTGCAGCTATTTCTTCCTTAGCTGCAATTATTTTCTTTTGGACTGCTACAGTATTAACGTCCGTAGACGCTGTTAACCTATCAAGATTACCCTGGTACTTTTTAGTTGAGTTATCTAAGGCCTTTAAGCCGGCTTCTTCTTCTTTAGCTGTTAAAGTACCTTTTTCCCTACTTGCTAACATTTCTTTATAGCGTTCTGGCATTTTTTTTGATAAACCTGCTGCAGTAACTACTCCAGCTTCTGCTGTAGATACTTTTACTTTACTTGCCTGTAAAGCGGCATCTGCTGCACTTTTTTGTGCTATCGCTTGTTTATTAAGGGCGGCCGCTGCTGCTGCTGCGGAAACAGCTAAACCATGTAACCAATTTGTTACTTTTTGTCCTATTAAACTACCAAATATTGTTAGTGCACCAGCTAATCCATATGTAGTATCTATCAATAAAGATAAAATACCATTAATAGGCTTAGAGGCAGCAATCCACCCGATAGTTTCATTTGTAAGATTTTGAAATTTAGCAGCTAATTGATCAAATCTATTCATATCTACTTGATCTGATATTCCACCAAACTTTAACTCACCTTCTTTTTTAATAGCTTCTACGAAAGCTTTTCTTTTCTCTAACCCAGTTAAACTACTTGCGCTTTTACCTTGTGCTCTTGCGTAATTTTCAGTAGCTTCTGTTAGTTTGGTCATTAACCCTAGTTCATCTAAAAGCTCTGGCTCTAGTTTAGTAACGCCTTTCATTACTCGATCCATGGAATCGGGTAAATTTCTTCCTAAAGCAATTGATGCATTGGTAGCTACTTTTGTTAACTCAGCTATATCTTTGGCCCCTAAACCTGCTGAGAATCCTTGTGAGGACGCTTTCATAGCGTCAGCTGCACTTATAGAATTTTTAGTTATCTGTAATATACTATCTGATACTAAAGATAGTGTATGACCAGTTCTGCTACCTTGTACAACTAGTCCTTGCATAAGCTGTTGAACTTGGGAAGCATTTCTTAACGCACTAAAGGCGGCACTAACAGCGAAAGCATTGGTAGCTAACGTTGCATACGCTGCTACTAATCCGCCGTTATTGCCGCCCACTGTTTCTAGTAATTTTGACATACTACGTCCAGCATTGTTAGCACTTGCTACTCCGCCATTCATTACATCATTATGTTTTTTACCTGACTTGGCTGCACTTTCTTGAGCTTTACCTACTCGATCTAAGTTTTTTGCAGCCCCCACTAACTTGCCGTCTTTTACCTCAAATTCTACTGTAAATATTCCAGTACCTGATGCCATTTTACTTCTTCTTAACGGAATCCCGCGCTTTTTTCATTTGGTCCGCCGATCTTTTTATAAGAGCAGCATCAAGCCTTACTAAGGCCTCTAGAAAAATTTCTTTCTCTTCAACACTTACTACTTCAATATGTAATGGTAGTGCTGTATAATCTTTACCCATATAGCCTATATCAGGGAAAACTCTATCCCCAAGTCTATTAAATACTTCTATAGCTTGTTGAAGTGGTAGCGGGAAATCCTCATAATCCGGGGGACATTTAGCCTCAGAAGGTTCCTGGCCAAGTTGTTCACACATGGCCAGGTACTTTTCCTTCGTCATTCCTACATCTAGGTTATTCTGCCACTTTTCCAGCCGCTTCCACATTAGTTCCCTTTGGTCCTGCGTGAAAGTTGGCAAGATCAAACACCGTATCGTTTACCCAAGTATCAAACTCTGATGAGTTTGTAACTAGTAGCTTGGCGTTATCCTGCGTATATGGTAGTTCCTTTTCTGCATCTACATTTGAGAGATCAACAAGTACAAAATCCTGTAGAAACTTATACTTGAATCCCTTCCAACCTTTAATAGTAGCCTTAGTGAACTCTGAAATGAACTTCTCTTCATTTAGTTCTTCCACAGGCTTACGTGTGGTCTTATCATACTTAGTAATCAGGCAACGCTTACGTAGCGCCGTTAGTTCTGGACGAGAAAGGTTTACAACCTCTACTTCAAACCCATCATAACCTGGATACTCTACCCATGCTGACTTTGTATCGACCATTAGTTCACTTAAATTCATTTATGCTCCTTTATACTTAATAGTATTTGTTAGTGTGTTAGTATTAAGTCTAAAATCATAGACTCTATTAATTAACTCTTCGAAGTTCAATCTTCTAGTAAATACAGTAGAAAGTAAATTGAATTCCAGGAGAGTATATGGCCCATTATAAATACTTATTATAATAGGTGAACTTGTACTAGTATCTGCTAGTGTATCCACGTTAGCAGAAGTTAAAAATTGTGTTACTGAACCTGATAAAGTTCTTCCTTGCAACACATAAGAATCGGGATACATTATGCCTCCAACAACTGCTTGATTAATTGTTGTATATCCGCTCCAATTTATATCATTTTTTAAGTCGATATGAATTGATGCTATGCTATCTAAAGAGTTACCATCAACTGAAATATTCATTTTATCAATTGATCCATACTTATTTCCAGAAGCATATACTGGAGTAAATGTAGTACCTGGAATTGTTCCCACATACTTACCTAGTTTAGATGCGGCTCCTGAAACGGATACAGTAAGTACAGATTTCATTTCTATATTAAATGTAAGTGTTTCTATGACGCAAGTTGTTAATTTATAAATAACATTATCAGATTGAATATAAATATCAAAATTAGTAATATTACCACTACTATACTCTCTACCTAATGTTAGTACTATTGGTACTGTAGTTATGTTAGCAATGGGCATAGTAAAACTAAAATTAGCTACGTTAGCTTTATTAATTACTGCGTACTCATGCAGGTCAAGCTGACTATGTAAAGTTTTTCTTTTATAGCTTTGCTCATCAAAAGTCTGAGAAGCACTAATGTCTGAATATATATCTATAGAATGCTTATTAGTAGCGACTCCGCTACTATCTAGCTCTACGATAAAGAGTTTTGCGTTCTTTTTAAAGTTGTACATATCTTACACAAAGGGGGAGCAAAATTGCTTCTGCTCCCCCAAATTTCTATAATTATAGAATGGTTGGTCCTTAAAGTCAAGAACTATTTTTTTCTACCTATTAAGCAGGTGCAATACCTACATAACGAATCTTCTTAACTTCATCAGTACCACTAATATTTGAAGGTAAAGCGGTGAAGTTAACTTCAACTGCAATAACATCATCATTATTAATAGCTGGAATTTCAAGATGACACTGTCCCATATCAAATAAGATTCCAGGACCTACTGGGTGAGTACCTGCAGTATTCTTGCCTCCAACAAAGAACTGAAGATTAAAGCTATTTGTAATTGTTGAAGTAGCTGTAACTAGGTTCTTATAAAGATCAATGCTTCCGTTTAGTGCTTCATCTAAATATGTGGTAAATGTACCAGATACTGAGCGAGTACCAGTAACGTGACCTAGTGGCTGGTTAACAACACCTAGTGTCTCTGGAGTCAAGAAGGTCATATTATTGCTAATAGTAATACTTCCGCCAGTAATAGCTAGAGCGTATGTTGTTGCAGTTGGTGACGTGCTTACAGCGTTTAGAGCGGTTAAACGATTACGAATAAGATTATTAGTAATTAGTGCGCCAGAGTTCTTGAATCCGGTAACAATTGCTGCTGAAGCATCAAAAGTATCTACTTCAGTAATTGTCTTACCCATTCCTGACCATGAAAAAGTTGCGATACCATCAATTTCAAAGTTCATTGTTACTTCATTAACTGAACACTCAGCAATCTGATAAATTGTTGTATCACCATCATTTAGATAGCTACCACCAACGATCTGGTTTCCCCCAAGTACGAAGTATAGATCGAATGTACCTAATGTAGTAGTATTTGAACTACCAAAAGTAAAGTCTAACTCTGTAGCATTTGAAGTATAACTTGTTGGCTTAGCCGTGGCTGTAGCAGCAGTTACAGTACCTGAAAAAGTTGTTCCAATATTGATAGTTGCACCACTTGTTGTACAAGTAACTACTGTACCTGAAGTAATTGAACCACCTGTAGCGGCACTTAGTCCTGCTAAAGTTGCTGCATCGCCTACCTTGAATGGAGCTACAGTTGCAGTAAATGCAATTGTTAAAATACCTGCAGCAATAGTAGGAGTACCTGTAATAGCTACGCCTGTAGTTGCTAATGCTGGATCATATGCATTACTATTAACTAGTGAAGCCCATAAAATTTCATCTGTTGAACGCTGCTTGCTACTAACTAGAACGGGGCGGGCATATGAGTCAAAACTCCACTCAGCTGGTGAAAGTGAGTCATTAAACACGCGCTGACCACGGCGGCTCTTACCGGTGGCGTCACTCATTTCATTTAGAGTGATTGTGCTAGCGTTAGTTGATTGAGTAAATGAATACCCATTAAGAACAGGAACTTCCCAAATATTGGTTCCCTGCTTGATATAAACTTTTGTATCTCTACTAAAGAATAGATTTGATGCGCCTGCGGCTACTACCATTATTTATCTCCTAAAGTACTTTATGCGTACTTGACTTGTAGGGTCATTTCTCCTACACCTAATGGTGATAGAGCTCCCTGATCTGTATCTATGTTTGTTATAATAATATCTCTGGTCGTACCAGTGTTACCAGAAGAGTCGACGTACGCCAACCTGCCATTTCTGTCAATAATTATTTCGACATCTTCCAGTAATCTCTCTAAAGCTAAAATAGAGTCTTCTTCATTTACATAAGCTCTTAGAATGACGTTTAGGTATCTATCTTTTAGCCCGCCTCCCTGATGTACAATAGTCTCTGGTCCTGCTACAAGGCATACGCATGGAAACTCCGTGATTTCATCCCAGAAGCGCATACGAGGATATGCCTGATTACCTAAATCTGTTGTATACCCATTAGTTAAACTAATATCTTTAAATTTTTCTGTAAGAGCCTCTACAATAGAGCTTCTACGTGTTCTATTTGCCATTAGGCTCTCCTTGTATAAAATCTGCCTATAGCCATTTCTTGTACAATTTCTCTAATTGACTTATCAACTAGAGCTCTTGGGTCCCTTGCTGGAGTATTCCATGGTTTAGTACCTTTTGTTTTATCAAATACATCATAAGGATCTCTTTTATAATTAAATACTATACTAGGATATCCTTCTTTTGTGCTCTCTATATTAACTATTTCGGCGCTATTAGCAAAACGTCCAGTTCTATATACTAGTCCAGGTATACCCATATTACGAGCTACCTGTTCTGGTAGCTTTCTATTAATTATTTCCTTTAAAGAAGACCAATTTACTTCTGGGGCACTATTTATTTTATCACTAGTTAATTTTATAGTATCTGGTCCATCAACTATAGTACTACCTTGTTTAGGGGTTTTTCCTTTTAAAGTTTTACTCTTTGTAGAAGTACCCCCTTTATCTACCGGCAATTTTTTACTAGTTTTTGCTCCGTATTTTTTGGAAGTATCAAGTAAAGAATTTATTTCTTTATTTATTCTTGGTTTAATAATATTAGGAGCCTCTTTTTTAATAAACTCCTCACCTATTGCTTCAGCTAGTAATTTTGTAACTTCAGCTTCGAATGTAGTACTTTGATTAGTTAATCCAAAACCATCTTCTACACTTAGTGTTGCCATTTTAGTGGATAAAGGATTATACCTTATGGTTGCTTTTAGCTTCTCTATTGCAGCAGTACTAATAGGTATATTTCCAGTGGACTCAAATCTTACTAGCATTTCTGTAGCAAATTGTTCTGCTACAGTAGAAGATTCCATATGTGTCACATCGATAGCTAATTTTTTGCCTGTCTGACTGAATAAGTTTTTAATAATATTTGATACCTTGGATATGCCCGCATCTTGTCTTATTAACTTTATGTGATTAAATATTACCCCATCTCCAGTAATTACTGCTTTAAAGTTTATTGGTGTTCCGCCTATAAATTTATATGAGAATACTTTAGATTTACTATCTCTCGTTAATATAGCATGCATATTAGATAAGTATTCAGTAATTGCTGTAGTTAATTTTTCGTCTTGTTTAACTGTGGGCCTCCAGTTTTTAGTTCGCTGAGCTTTTACTCCCTGATAAACACTGGCTTTAAAAGAGTCTAAATTACCTACAAATGTATGATTTTTTCTGTCACTTACTGTGCTTCTATATTGCTTTAATAATGGAGATCTTTCTATACTATCTAAAGCTGCTACTGCTAAATCATTAGCTATATTAGACATTCTTATACATATGAAGCACTCTCGAAACGTGAGCAGGCCACTTAGACGCGATCCCCACATATCTATTACTATTATCAACAGATACGTTTCCGATTTGCTTTCTTTCTTTGTACTCTTCCTTATAGTAGTGCTGTACTAAATCTAAACAAGCTATTTTTACATCATCTGGAGTAGCACTCCATCCAGCAGTATAAGTTACTTTAACGGAAGCGAACCCTGAATACCAATAATCCCCGTTTATTAAATATATAGAGCCAGTCATAGGATCTGTATAATAATTTGCACTGTCTACTAACACATAGTCAGTATTATATGCTTGTCTAGTATATATAGTAGATATGGCTTTTACGGGCCATTCATTTAACTGGATGGCATTTTGAGTCATATTATTTATATTAAATATTTCTTGTACTGGAGTAGTATAATAATCTATGAAGGAGTGACCACAATAAGATTTAACCATAGAGCTAACAGAATCTATTATAAAACCAATTTCTTCATCGTTATCAGTTTTAGTAAGTTTCTTATATCTTTTATAGTCATCTAATGTTACTAATGCTGTCATAGTATCTCCAAATAAGAAGGGGGCTGCTGGTAGCAGCAACCCCCTCCCCGGTTAATTTAAGAATTAAGAAGTCTGTGTACCTGGGTACTTGATACCAACAACTGCTGGAGCATCTGCAATGATTTCTCTGAAACCTAGACGCTGTGTGGTTGTTAGTACTCTGTACTGGCTTTCAACTAGGTACTGACTTTCTACAGTTAGGCCACGCTGACGTGTGATTAGGAAGTTACGTGTATTAACTGCTAGAGCAGCATAAGTTCCCTGTGCACTGCTGTTTGCGAACTCGTCAGAAACTAGTACTGATGATCCGAAGATCTGACCAACTTCACCGTTCATCTTTGTTGCAATGTTACCTACTAGGTTGAAGTCCTGGAACTCTGAATCCTGTAGTAGATCGAAGTATGCAGTCTGTGAAACAATATAAACAACATCAGTTGGGCGAATACCATACTTACCCATTTTCTTACGAGCAGCTAGTAGTGCTATAGCTGTAATACTGGTTTTATCTGATGTACCTGGTGTTGCCTGATTTATGGTATTTGAGTTAGTGATATAACGAGCAGATGATGTATTACAATAAGTAGTTAGACCACCAAGACCTGTACCAGAAGTAATTGTTGATGAAGTGTACTGTGCGTTCTGTGCAGCAGCAGTAGCAATATAGTTATCTGTATTGGTAGTTCCTGCAGTACCACCGTGACCACCATGAAGAATCATATTCTCAACACCACGAGCGTGCTGACGAATCATTCCCTCACGTAGTAGTGGAAGAATAGGAATGATTGAATCCTCTTCAGTTTCGTTAGCTAGATAAGTCTTAGCTACCATCTTAACTGTACGAAGATCGATTTCTCTTAGTGTGAAGCCAGCAGTACCTGAACCTGTTCCTGAACGCTCATCTAGAGTAGTGGTACCAGCGGCTGGTCCACTACCAATTGAGTTGTTGTTAACAGTAGCGTAGCTTGTGTCTGGCATGATTGGTAGAATCATGCTTGCTGAATTCATTTGGATTTCGCGGAATAGAGGAGCTAGAACTAGCTCTAGCTGGATTTCGCGCTCTAGATTTTGTGAAACTTCACGCTCTAAGCTGTCGCTTGATACAACTACCGATGATAGTGAGTTAATTGCAGATGCCTTTTGTAGTACTTCCTTTGCGTAGGCTGTTTCATATCCCTTTCCGGTGATACGTCCTAGTAGGAATGCATTCTCCATTTCTGGTAGAAGTTCCTTCTTCCAAGAGTCACTGACATCGCCGCGATCAGCAAATATGCGCTTGCTGTTAGCAATAGCCTGTAGTTCTGCTGACTTTTCGTTAATTTCTGTACGTAGGCCCTCTAGCTTGGTATCTAGCTCGGTCTTATCATTAGCAAAACGCTTTTCTAGTTCTGCATATAGTTTTTCTGAGCCGGTTTCTAGAACCTTGGCTACGATCTTATCTTCTGCTGCCTTTGCTTCTGCTGCCTTTGCAACTTCTGCTGCTTCAACAGCCTTTTGTGCTGCTAGAGCATCTGCAACTGCCTTCTGAAGTGTTTCGTTAGTAATTTCGTCCATTTTTAATTTCCTTGACGCCTGTTTAGCGCCCTCTGATGAGCCTCCGGTTTCAGCGGAAGGCTGACCACCTAGAGCATTTTCAAATTGTTTTCTAAAGGTTAGATAATCATCTTGATTATCGAATGATTTAGCTACAGAGAATGTAGCGTCTTGGTTACAAGGTACTGATACTACAGAAACTTCGAGAAGCTCTGCATCTTTGATTATTAGTCCATCTTTTTCTTGATCATAATCTGCATCCTTAATTAAAAAGCCTACAGAGAAGGTAGTTAGAACTCCTTCTTTAACAAGATTATAAACATCTCCAGCACTCTTACTGATAATGCCCTTAATTCTTAGACCTTTACTATCTGTACCCATCTCTACGACCTTACCAATAGGCTTATCATAGTTATGGTTAAATAGAAGAATCGGATTAGCTTTATAGTTATTTAAGCCACCTGATTTATTCCAAGCAGAAGCTAGAATTATATCTGCGGAGCGATCCACTGAAATGGTACTTGCATACCCATCAATTTTAAGCTCCTCATTTCCAGTATCTACTGCTTTGATAGTAGAATCAAATCTAAAGATCTTAGTTACTGGTTTATTAGCACTAAGAGCCCACATTTGACCATCTAAGTTCGGTACGGCTACTGTAGGTTCCTCGTCACCCATTTCGATCTCCTCAGTCTCACCCGAGTCATCTGCATCTAGTTCCCAATCAGCACAAGTTCTTATACTGGTGCAAGTTATATCCCACTTGGTGCAATGTCCAGACTCTGCTGTAACATCTGCCCACTTAGGTGTTAGTGGTAAATCTGATGCTTTAAAAGTAGAGGACTTCAAGCAGTCTAAAATTTTTGGTGAGTTATCATAGTACTCACAGTTTTGGCACTGGCGAACTCTAGCTTCATTTGATGAAACCATCCATTGTTCAGCCATGTAGTTCCAATATGTATCACTAGGTGCGGTAGGGTCCGCTGGGCCTAGGTTAGCTTCTTTAATAGCTACTAAGTGATTAGCTATATTAGCATCAGCATCCTGAGTTACTACAGGACAAGGTGTATCCTCTAGAGATTTTGATGATACTTTTGTTAGTGTAGAGAACTTGTGTCCTACTAAAGTATCTGTCTCTTTACCCTCTTTATAAATTCTAATAAGAGCGGCTGGATCCTCAGCGGATCCTTCAATAGAAAAAGAGCTATTAGGGACTTTTAAACTGCCGTCTCTAACTATACGCTCTATTTTTCCCTTCGCTGTACCACCTGAAGAACCCCATGTTACAAGGTCTCCTACCTTCAGATCTTTTGGACCTGATTTTTCTTCGTCTGTAAACTCTTTAGTATAGTCAAAGCTTTTACCTTCAAGACGATCTAGTGTTGCTGATTTGGCCTTAGCCCATGTCTGACCGGCGTCTCCGCCCCAAAGTGCCCAAGCAACTCTACCATTAGAAGGATAGCCAGGCTCTCCAGGACTAAAGCCCTCGCCTTTCTTATCTACTTCATGTCTGCTAAAAAAGCTATGCATTCTTCGTACTGTACTAGGTGATAGCTCTTCTTTACTCACTAGTTGGTGAGCACGAGCCATACCTACAGCAGTTCCGCCAGCATGTCCTTCTTTTTTCCAGTCTAGTGCTTTTTGAGCTTCTTTAGCCATACCATCAGTAGGAGTTAGATCAATCTCTTCTCCGCCTACTTTAGCCATTATTAATCTCCCTTAGTTTTTTGAACTACTGGTGCGACTTCTGGCTTTTTTGGTTCTTCTTTGACAATATCTACTTCGATACTGTAATTACTAAGATCTCCGATCATATTGATTAATCTTCCCCAAGAACCGATAGTTCTTTTGATTAAAACGAATCTAATAGGGGCGTCCTCTGCGTTTTTATATTCCTCCATAGTCATTACTCCGCCCTTAGACGCAAAGTAATTACCAAGTGTAGAAACTATACTTGTTTTTCTTGTCATTGTTCACTTCCTGTATTGTCTTGAGGCTTACCACCCTGTGAAGGGTCTGCAGCGCTTCCAGCTACATTTTGTGGCACTCTAATATCATTATGGCCCACAAGTGGAAGCCTGCCCATGCCTTCTCTAGCTTCATTAGCAGTTAGAATACCGCCGTTTACTAGTGTAGAGTAAAATGCTGCTTCATCTTTTAGTTCTGGCTGTACTGCGGGAATTCCTGCGACATTTTCTGTTATTTCGAAGCCAAAAAACATTTGGTAAGCAGAGTTCATCTTTTTTATCATAGGTATAATAGTTTCTAAGTAATATAGTCTATGATTTGGCCTAAGATTAGCGTTGTTTCCGCTATCTATTAGAACTGGCGGAACTCCCAATGCTTTTAGAATAATTTTTTCGTTAGAGTCTATGGACGCTGTAAAGTCTAGATCCTTAAAATTAACATTAGATAGGGAATCAACTTCCATACCTCCATCTAGGATCATAGGATTTCGTCCACCAGACTGTGGTCTATAAGACTGCTTCCAGTCTTCTTTCATTCTCTCTTTAATACGAGAACTTAAAGTATCTGGGCTCTTAATTACTAGTCCTGGAACTGCTCCATTTGTGAAGAAGTTATCTTGGAAGTCTCTCATGTTTTTCATGAGTTTCATAGTACGAAGAGCAGGTTTTAGTCTAGAGGCTCCTCTATAGAGAGACCTTGAACTATTATCTTTGATATGAATAATTTCTTCTACTTTAAAGTCTACTGTACCCTGAAATGTATACTTCTCAACATATGTTTTTTGGTCAGAATAAATAATTACTCTATTAGCAGGTAATTGATATAAATAGATACCATCATAGTATATGAAGGCATTTCCATCTAGTATTAGATCCATGAAAATATTGCGTCTAAAAGAGTGCATATCCTGATATGGATTAGGTTGTACATTTAATAATGTATCAACAGTTTTTCTTTTAATACCAGACTGTTTTGGAAAACCTACTTTTTCAAGTCCTATCTTGTAATTTATTTCTGCGGCATCATCAACTACCATGTTGACCGCCCTATTAACTATTTCTAATGTTTCGTAATAGTTAACATATAACTGTTCTGGCTCACTGGTAGGACTCTGGGGCTCCATATAGGAGATCCAGCGCTGACCAGGATTTAATTTCTCAACTAGCCAACTTCCTAGCTTCATATTTCTCCTTTTGGATTCTTACCCAGTTTTTCTGCTTATCAGCAGTCGAAAGCGCAGGATCCTTACCATAGACACTGTGAAGCTTCAAGTGATGCTCATGACATAACGTTACAGTTTGGTGGTAGACTTTATCTTCTTCTTCATGTATAAATTCGTCTCTGATTTTCAAGATGTCGTCTACGGTTTTAACTGTATAACCTTTTGTCTTACACCACTTATTAAACAATGGAGTCATCGTATAATAATGATGAAAGTCAAGAGAGGTTGTTGCCTCACAAATTTCACATTGAGAACCTTTATCATATCTAGACTTTGCCCGATCGCGAACATATTTAATTGGGTCGCGAAGCAGAGTTGTTATTGACATTTTTGTCTCCTTTGTATTTCTGCAATTATATTAGTTTAGTACTCAAAAGTCAAGGTGCAAATTACCCGTGGTACGAAAATAACTTATTGTATTAGAATCCACCAACGCTAATTTTATAGCTATAAAGTGCATACCTAAGAGCATCGGCCATATGGCTTGCTTCATTATGTAGTGGCTTTTCTTTTTGAAGGGTCTCATTAGGATTCCATTGATACTGATCTACTGCATATAATACATGCTTAAGTTCTTGATCGATAATGATTCTATCATTATCTGCTAATGAAGCAACATAACCAATACCATCTAGTACTGATTTCTTAGCATTAGTTGTTGGAATATCATACTCTTGGGCAAAGTCATATCTCTGTTGCTGGTTAGCTGAGTCAATATAAATATAATCTATACCCCATTTATCCATTAGCTTTTTGATATTCTTAGCGTGTCCTGAAGTAACTTCCTCGTTATCTAGGTATTCGTCTAGTATATAAAACTTTTCGTTATCCCAATTGAATGCTATTACGCACATAGCTGTAGGATCTTTAAACCCGAGGTCAAGTCCTGCAAAAACATCACATCTTCTAAAGTCGAGTTCTGGTATAGTTCCAATACAAGAATCCTTAATCTGCCAAATCTTACCTTCGAAGGTGGAAAAATCAGCTTCATATTCCTGACGAAATTCTGCATCAGACATTCCCTTGCGAGCTTCTGCAACATCTTGCTCAGACATGCGTGGGTTATCTTTATAAGTAGCCTTTACTGAGAACCATTGTGGAAATTCATCACTGAACCCGCGGTCAAATAGCCTTGAGAACCAATTATTCTTACCACGAGGTGTAGAAATAAAGAGTGCTTTTGAGTTTGGCTTATCTAGAGTAGGTCTTAGTGACACGTTGAAAGCATCTAAACCATCTGTAAGCGCGGCTTCGTCGAAGATAATAAGATCGTAGGAGCGTCCTACGCAGCTATCAACCTGATTAACCGAACCAATTCTAATTGTGGAGCCATTAGATAGCTCAATAACTCTGTCTTTGGCATTATCTTTAGCAACCTCTAGATTGAATCTCTTAATAAGAGCTCTCTGTAGATCGAATGAAATACTAGAGAGATTATAGTTTGGTGCCATGATTAGCACATTGGAGCCAGGTACTAATGAAACTACCTGGCCCACAACGTTAGCTATATAAGTCTTACCTTGACGGCGAGATAGAGCAGCACACCCAAAGCGATATTTTGGGTTATTTATTCCATTTATAAGAGCTATCTGAGAAGGTAGAGGGTCAACCTCTAATTCTTTTAGATAGTTCGCAATAGGAACCCGCATAAAAGCATTTGGGTATTGTACAATTACATCCGTAGGGATGTCTGCTCTGCTTACTATCATTTTATGCTACCGTAATTACTATAGATGTATTATAGAATCCTAAAGCAGAATTTCCATGACTTAGTACTATAGTGTAGCTTCCAGCTACTGCTGCAGTTGCTCCTGCTTTAATCTGTGTTCCTACTAATTTGAATCTACCACTAGCAGTATCCGTAATACTTACAGATGCACCAGGAAGAATATTTAGTATATTTCCTACTACAGTATCTTGCACACTATTGGCGGGCATAGTAGCATTACTTAGTGTCAATGGCACAGTTTTTAACTTAAATCTACGTTTGCGGCGTTTGCGTCTAATGGCGCCCGCCGCAGCCATTAGGCCGGCACTCATACTCCTGGTGTCATTGGAGTAGAGCTTGAAGCTCTAACTGGTGCTGAGACTGTCTGTGAAGAATTTGGGGTAGTTGCCATTCCTGGTGCCATAACTGTTGGTCCCATATTTGGTGATGTTGCTCTTCCTGAATTCCCAACGGTTGGTGTATTCTCTGATACGCTTGAAATTGATTCTGCGTTATCTACTGGGTAATCGGTCATTTTAAAATCTCCTTATAAAACTTGTTTGTTTGTAGTATTCTATCATCTAGTCCGATAGTACCACCATTTACTTTTCTTGTTAATGCTAAAATACTGCTATTATTCACAATATTAGTCAGCGACCATAGTTTATTTTGATTAAAGAAGAATAGGGCGCTTTCGAAGGCGAACTCAGTAGCTACAGTATCTGGCTCTTTACGAAATAAGATATAATTAGACTTTCCAGTTAGCTGAATAGCGCCTCTTCCTCTGTATTTCCAGCCATCTCCCGAGGCCTCATCTCCATTACCCATTCTACCTGCATATACCCGATTCGCAATTTTCATTGGATTTCTAGCATATTGATTGGCGATTTCTGCCGTCTTGAAGTATTTTGGAAATATTTTTAGAAGACCACTGTCGGAATAATTAAGATTCTCTTCGAATACTTTAAAACCACCTGTTTCGTGATAGCACTGCCCAAAAAAGTGAGCAGCCTGTTCATTTGTAAGCTTAAATAACTTGGCTGCAGCTTTTATGGAATTTGGCCCAAAGTCACCATCTGGGGTAACCCCAGATTTAGCTTGGAGTATTTGTAGTGGGGTCATTAGATGAATCCTCTATAGAAGCTCCATTTTTATTAACAGAGATTCTTCTTTTTACAAGTAAAGCAGTAAAGCCTGTCATAATTACAAGAATCTGTAAATGGGCAGCTAGTGCTAGATAAAATACATAGGTTAAGTTGCTTGCTAGCATCCAGAGTGCGATTCCTGAAAATAGGGTAAATGTCAATGAGCCTCCAAACATCATCCAAATAGCAATATTCTTTCTGCCATTTGTCTCTATATTAAGAATATCAGTAACCATTTGTTAAGTATCCTGTGACACGCTTGGCAATTGCAGAAGTCTTGCTTATTGCTATAGCCTCATTCGCGTCTCCTTCTGAGAATCCCACGGTGATCGTACCTATAGGATAGTTCAGTAAATTAGTTAGTGGGCATTGTATTACCTTATGTAGGTTATACGCTTTAAAATATCTTCTGGACGAAGAATCTACTGGTCCATATAGGACGGTACATTCCGGCTTATCAATTTGTGTCCATATTTTTCGTAGGCTTTCATTCATTGAAGACACGGGCTCATCCCCAGATAGCTCATAAGCATCTGTATAGTATGTTGCTGTTGTCTCTGTAAATGGTATTCCAGTTAGATCATGTCTACCATTATGAAACTGTCTTATGATCACACTGTGAGCACCTAAGTCAGCGTTCAACTGATTTAAACTCTCATTTACAAGCTTTGTGCTTTCCAGTTGCTCTTTGAATCTGCTAGCCTCCTCTGCAGGAGTAACTATCATTTCCTCTAGTGTACTGTAGCTTCTATAGCTTACATAGCCTAAACAAATAATAAGGACTGCCATTAGCGTAGCTACTGGCCTAACTGATAAGGAAGCGACAAGCGATTTAAATCCGTCACTTAGCTCCTTTATCATTGGTGAGAAGTCTCTCCATCAACTGTCCATAGTTTCCTTGGCCAAAGTTAGCAATGTTAACTGTAGGGCCACTGTTTCCACTTTCTTGTTTAAGCTCATCCATGCGGATCTTATGAGCAAACTGAAGTAGTTCTAATAAATCTTTACTAGTATACATTCCTGACTCTTCAGCTTCTTCTAGCTTAGCGTCGATCATTCTATCTAGTACCTGACCCAACTTGTGTCTGTTTCTAAAGCCTCTATCGAGGTAAACTCCGGTTATATAGTCTTTGACGTCCTTACGCTCTAGAAAAGAGATTACCTGATATTCAGGAATCTGAAGCTGGTTGGCTGTTTCCTGTGCCGAACCATATTCAAGATAGGCGTTCGCAATGTCAAGGCATTCTGGTGTAAGTGCAATCTGTGTCATACTCGAATTATACCAGCGGAGCGATTATACGTCAAGATCTTTTTAGGAGCAGTTTCCTTATTGCTTATATGGGTATACAATTTCCCACTCCCCGTTTCCATGCTCCACTAGGGCGGACATTGATTCGACCCAGTCGCCATCGTTCATATAAACGATACCGTCTACTTCCTTTATCTCCGCGTGATGAATGTGCCCGCAGATTACGCCGTCAAATCCCTTCTTTCTAGCATAACTAGTGATGGTTCTCTCGAACTCAAAGATGAAATCGACGGCCTTCTTTACGCGATGCTTGAGCCACTTCGAAAGTGACCAGTATCCGAAGCCCATTCTATGCCTTACCCAATTATAGCGGCTATTAAACGACAATATGAAGTCGTAAGCCTTGTCGCCCAGGAAGCTAATCCAAGGGGCTAATCTCGTGATTCCATCGAAGAGGTCTCCGTGGGTCACGAGATACTTTTTACCATCTACGCCAAGGTGGGTTGCCTGATTGCAGATCTCGATGTTTCCAAAGCTCGCCGCATACTTTATCATGGGGCGTAGAAACTCATCGTGGTTTCCAGCCACATAAACGACTCTAGTACCTCTCTTTGAATGTTTCAGGATTCGACGAAAGACCCCCGTATGTGAATCCTTCCACTTCAGCTTGTTCTGCTGAATCTTCCACGCATCTATAATATCACCCACTAGATATAGCGTATCGCAGGTATTATTCTTTAGAAACTCGTTCAGCTCACGAGCCTTACAATCCCTAGTACCCAGATGCACATCGCTTATAAATATAGTTCTGTATTTCATGAATCTCTCTTTT